AATGTAATTTGGATACATTCTATCTAGTGCAATAAGTAGGTCTGCTTGATTTGTTAGAATCGCCCGTTCTTTGCAAACATCTAGGTCTGAAGGAAAAATAATATAGCGGGCGTCTTTATCTATCTCGAAAACCATCTCCACCGATTTCCAGCTTGTATTAGTATCATCATATAAAACATCATACCCTTCTTGTAACAATGTTCTAATCATATATTGTTTAACAGTATGAACGACTGGCTCACCACGTAGAGAGAAACGTTTATTATAAACAGCGAGTCGAATTTGGTCGCCGGACACTACAACCCTATTTTCTCCTTCAGTTTTCCATTTTTGGGCGAATGTAGTTTTGCCGGTTCTTGGTAGTGCTACTGTGAAGTATAACATTCTAGTCCTCGTTCTTTAGCCTGTTCTATTGTTTCGTATTTATACGCTATACATAGTGACATATGACAATGTATACAAGTATCTTCTCCAAAATCATATATAGATTCTTCTATTCTAGTATATAATTCGCTAAACTTTTGTCTTTGCTTACAGCGACTACATTCTACGATATAGTCTTTATCATACTCAATAATATATTGCGGCTCTGGAGTTAATACACATATTTTGTGTAAATCTGTTTGAACATCGTATGATATGAGATGTGGATATATAATATTGAGAGGACGTGGGCTAGAATATTGAAAAATACCAGCGATGCTTTTACTAGTAAGAAATCTTTCATACTCTATATATTCTGTATTCGAAACATATTCATGCTTAGTTATACCGGGAACATAAAATTCTTTTTGACCAGCTCTTGGATTTTTACCATATTTTTTTATTGGAATAACTATCATAATACTTCAGTTAATATTCTCCATGATTTGAGTGTATTATCTTCGAATGTTACTTCAACCGGCTTTCCATTCAATTGAGATATATTCTCTATTTTACATTGATGTAGTAATTTATCTATTTCAACTACTAAATCAGACCTAGCCTGTTTTCTATCTTCTTCGGTCCATTTACAATATTTACTATGTTCAATAATAGATGGTGACAGATGCCCGCTAATAAACCAACTTGTTCCCCATCCATCTCCACTTAATACAAAATTTAAACATATGCAGGCGTCATTATAGCCACCATAACCAAAATTTACATTACTAATTTTACCAAGTTTTTTCTCAGTCATTATTTTAACCTTTTTACAATAGTAAATTCAGCACATTTTCCCATATCTTTAATCGAACGTGCGCCAATATAAGTACAAGTAGAAGCTATTCCGCCGCGAATTTCTTTACATAAACTTTCTACCGAACCTTTATATTCGATATATTTACATTCGCCTTCAGAAGCACGATATTCAGCTAATCCATTATTAAACTGTTCTTGAGCCTCTTTTGATGACATACCAAAACATTTAAGAGATGCTTTAATATCTTTTGGGTCAGTTGGAAATAAACACTCAGATTCATATTTCCATTCTCCATCATTTTCATCATAACCCATAAACATACTGCCAACCATAACCATATCGGCGTTAGCACAAAAAGCCTTACTAATATCGCCAATATGTTTAATACCACCATCAGCACAAATATAACCATCTAATCCATGAGCGGCATCTGCACACTCTGATACAGCAGTTAGTTGTGCTCTACCTACACCAGAAACTAATCTTGTTAAGCACAATCCGCCACTACCAATACCAACTTTAACAATATTAGCTCCGGCCAAAATTAATTGCTCTGTCATAGAACCGGTAACAACATTTCCGGCCATAATAAATGCTTTTGGAAATTTGCTTCTAACTAATTTTATAAAATCCACAAACGATTCTTGATATCCATTTGCAACATCTATGCATATGTTTAGAACACCATGATAGTATGAAGAATTTTGATATGATTCTAATTTGTATATATCGTCATCTTTCATACCAATACTAAAAAAACCGTTTTTAACAATACGATTTTGATAATTCTCAATAAATTTATGGTATACAATTCCCATATTATATTTATCTAATATTTCGCCCATTTTTAGCGAGCCAGTATTATACATATTAGCGGCTAAAACAGGACAAAAATTCATAGTACCATACGGCGTTTTGAATTCTTTTTCCAAAATAACTTCGGAACGAGAAGATAAGGTTGAACGCTTTGGTAAAAGTAGAACATCCTCATAATCAAGTTCCGGGTTGAGTCTAATCCTCATCTAAGTTCCTCATAAAATGAAGGAAAAATAAATATGTATTTGTCGGAATTTAAATAGATATGGTGGTGATTTCTAAAGCGGTCGATTTTTAGATAGTTAAAAACCATATCGCTATCCACCGTTTCTACTAAACTACTGTTTCCTTCTATTGTAGAAATTACGGCACCCTTACGAATTTTCACTAGCTTTGACATAATAATTCCATTCCTTTAACAAAGTGTACAGTTGGTCGTTTTTATCGTAAATATTCAAATTAGCATTGTCTAAAACGGCATCAAACTTGTTGAGGGGAATAGAGTCTACAGAAAGTTCGCTTTCATGGTCAGAGTTGAGCGGATTTAGTGTTAATTTAATAACCTTTCCGCCCGCATTCTTAACTGCGTCCAGTTCATTCTCAAATCTAATATCGCCAATTAAAGCTATTTCCGGCTTTTCATTATCAATCTTCTTAAGTGCGGCATTGACCCAAATATCCGGATTAATTTTGCGTAGTACATTAGTACCAAACTGCTGCATAATATCGCGGGCAGTCATAAAGGTTTCTAACTTATCTTCTTCCTTTAGCTTTTTTAGCATAGATTTGTCTAAAACTTTTGCCATGTTAGACCATCTAATTTCGGTCGGTGTATTCTTCTGTTCATTAGTGCCATAGCATTGTTCATACGTAGCACCAAATAATTCCATTACTGCGATTTTTAGTAAATCCGCCATATTATATAATTTAATATATGGCCAAATAGATTCACTGGCAAAATCAATAAAATCGTTATCATGACTTGTAATATCTAAAATAGCTCCCGCCACGGTTCCGTCCTCTTTAGAAACGGGTACAATCAGTTCTCCTTTTTCTGACATATCAAAACTTGGAATAACGCCTCTTTTTAGTAATTCAAGCCCATAAATAAAGGCTGCCGAACTTGTTTTACCACTTTGTGCTCTACCACAGAAACCAATAATACTTGTCATCTTAAATTTAACTTTCTTTCTACTTCTAAAACAAACTTGTCTCTATAATGTAATAGTTGACTATATTTTTCAGTGCGCTTTAGCATCATCATTAGTAAGTTGTTATCACATTGACTAACTTCACAATGTTTTAACATACAGTCCACTGCATGAAAATTTCTAAGATGTAAAGCATGTACTAACAAATCTTCGACACATTCTATTTCTGACGAGGTCATAATTTTGTTATAATCGGCTCTAGCACCGACTTAGTCTCCAGTATAGACATATCACCAAAGTCCTTTTTTGGTAATAGTACATGATGAATATTGAAAAACGTACCCAGCTTACTTTTAATGTCTGCCGCCGCCTTTTGACCAGCTTCATCCGAATCCGTAGCAACGATAATATTAAACAGCAATGGAAATGTTTTTAATAGTTCGAGTTGGCTCTGTGTAAGTCTTGCTCCATAAAGACCTAGGGCGGTATGATATCCGGCTTCTTCGAGTCTCCAAACATCACCAGCGCCTTCTACTAATATAACATATCCGGCATCATTTATCAAGTGTTTTGCAAACCAAAAATTATAAAAAGAGTATTCTAGATGTAAATTTTTACTATTACGCCATTTTGCGGCCCATAGATTCTCTAAAGCATTTCTAGGGCATGGATATGTATCAGAATGGTATTTTTTACATATTTTACATTGTGGATTAATAGTTCTACCAATACAACCAATTACTCCGGTATACTCATTATTATACACCGGAACAACCTCTCTCATGTACATCGGTTTCTTTTTTATTTTACAAGTTCCAACGTCATACTTATCAAGCACTTCTTTTGAAAAACCTCTATTAATAAAATAAGCAGAAGGAATAATTAGGCGTTTTCTTGTTTCTTCTCTAGATACGCACAAATTATTTTCTTGCTGCTTTAAAAAATGTTTTTTAGATTTTTCTTGTACTTTGATATCTGACTCATTTACAAATTTAGATAGATATTTAACAACTTCTTGATATGAGGCTTGTTTAGAATTAATTTTCGTAAAGTATGCCCGGATAAAATTGAATAGTCCGGCACCCCACTCTTTTTGACAATTATTCGTAAAACATAACCAATAACCATTACAAACTTTACCATACTTATACATAGTCATAGAATCTAGATTATTAGAATCATGTAATGGACAAGTAAATGTAAATCTGTTACCAATTTGTTGATAGTCAATTTTCAAATCATCTAAAATATCATCGATATGTTCCGACGCTAAATCTGATATACGGTTAATTTCCTCAAAATGTAACTTCGGTTTCTGGGTCATCGTTATCATTTGTTCCACCGTTTACAGCTATTTCGAACTTAGTTTTTCCTTCAGTAATCATACAATATTGTCCTTCCATAAACATATTGATATAATTACCATCCTCAATACCAGGGCCGTGTCGAGAAATTAGCGGTATCAATTTTCTATTACCCTCTTGTTCTCCATCGTCGTTAATTTCTTCCGGCGTCTTAAACTTGAAAATACTAAAATTAGTACACAACCAAGCAATTCTATCCGACTGAGAAATAACGCTAGTATCTTCGTTATTGATACCATCTCTATTTAATTGTACAAATGATAAAATTGGTACATCGTATTGTACTGTAAAATTATGTAAATCAGTAATATGAAAACCTAAAGCCTGATATTCAGCTAAGTTATTTCCTAATGAACTAGAACTCATCAACTTTAGATAATCATAGATGATAAGACAATCGTTAGTTCTACCATCAGTTTCGCCAACATGTTTTAAAATCCACTTTCTCATTATAGATAAAATTTCTTCTAATGAGCGACCACTTACGTTTTTATAAGTCAGGTCAAGTTGTTTAATACTTTGTCCGGCCTTTTTAACTTTTTGAATATAGTTAGGATTAGAAGTAAATTTGGATGCTTCAATACTATTAATATTGATTTTAGAAAAGTGAGCAAGTAGTCTATTTAGATGGTCTTCCTCATTCATTTCCGTATCTAATAAAAGAACTGGAATTTTATTCCGACAAACATTAATAGCAATATTAGCGGCCAACATTGATTTACCAGCTTTCATTCTGGCACCTATCAATGATACACTCTTTCTTCTAAAGCCGCCGCCAATATACGCATCATATCTTGGAAAACCGCTAGGAATACCGACATTTCTATTTGGATTTTCCATTAAATAATCTAGATAATCGTCAACATTTTCTCCAAGAAGTTTTGGAGAATCATCGCTGCCATCAAAAGTTTGTGAAAAATTAAGTATAGGCTGATGCGCTATATCAATAATTGATGTTACACTTTCGTTGCCAGTAATAGCTTCCAACTTTTTGGTAGCCGTAAACAGGGTCTCTTGTAATTTTCTTGTAATAGCAAGTCTTGCAACTCTTTTAGATTCATTAATAACATTCTCTTTAACAGACGGGTTATTAAATAGAAATCTAATATCTATTTTGGATAGTACATCTTTCATACCAAGCTCTGTGGCAGAACTCAGTATTGTATTATAGTCTATTTTTGAATTATTGGCAAGCGAATTCTTGATACAAGAAAAAATAATCTGATGTTCAGTTTTGAAAAATGACTTAGAATCTATAACGTCTTGTATTTCTACATAAATATCCTGTCCGTATTCGCACAGTCCGCATAATACACTTTTTTCAGATTCTTCATTATATTTCATGATTTAATGCAGTCGTCACACTTAAAGTTTTCTCGAAATAAAATAGGACTAACCATAAACACTTGTTTACATTTAACACAAACGGCTTTTAATTGTTTTGGTCCAGTACGAGAGCGTTGAGAAACGCCAATCTTATGTTTTTTATCAAACTTCTTAGCTTCTTTAACTTCTGCTAAATTCTGAAATTCGGTAGGATTAAATTGATTACCTTGAAATTTAACACCTCCTCCAAAATTTCTAGGCTTTTCTGTTCCATTTTTCTTGATTAGTTCGCGGGCCTTCTTAATAGCTTCTAAGTCACCGAGTTCTATCGCATTATCCAACATTTCTTCTGGCGTCATTTGTATACTTTCTTTTAGTTTGTTGTAACGCTAGTAATGTTTCTGATATAGTTGAAATTCTACTAGCTAAATAATTATTTTCTTCTACTCTTGATAGAGCTGTATTATACACATTGTTTAATTTTGCAATAACGCTATTTTCTTTTGCAATAAGTGCTATTTTAAGTTCATGACGTAAAAACTTATCATAGTTTTGTATAACTGAAGAACTTAACACATTAATCTCATGTTCCGCCCATTTCATAATAGCGGATTGTCGATTGATTGTTTTTTGTACATATAATGAATATCTAGCAAGTTTAACCGCCGCTATACCACACTCTTCATCTGTCATATTTTTTAGTTTGTCGGCTGATAGATTGAGATATTCTTCGATATCCGTATCTAATTGCACTTTAGCAAAACCATTACGTTTATCATACTCATCTAACTTAGCTACAAACTGCTCTAATTTTTCTGTGATATTATCCATTCCCACTCCTCTATTTTGTTATATGGTAATTCAATATAAGTTATACTATTGATTTCGCACCATTGTTTTTTTTGTTTATCTCTTTGAGAGGCTTGTAGAAATGACTTTTTGTCTTTGAAGAAGAAATTGTTATATGTATAATGTTGCTCGCCATGAACTTCAATAACAGTTTTAATTCTATGAATATAGAAATCGGCTATTAATGTCGAACCCGGCAAAGCAACCTCTTCTAAGATAGCATCAAACGGATAAAGTTTTTTAAGTATTTCTCTAGCTTTTATATGTAATGAAGAAGGATTGTGGTTATTTGTGGTATACTTTACTAAATTCCAGTTATATGTTTTACCATCTAAACCTAACACTTTATGGCTCATATCATTGACCTAATTAGTTCATTTAATTTCTGTTGCACTGGTGGATTTTCTTTTAAGAATTTGTAAAGATTTGCTTCACCCTGGAATTTACAAACCATATTCTTCTTAGAATCTTCTGAACAAAAGGAAGAAAGTTCGGGCGTACTAACAACAAAATCACAACTATACCAAGCACCCGCCTGAGAAATCAATCCGAATTCTAATCCGACATCCATAAGTTCGGCCGTTTCATCAGCGCCAATACCGAATCTAATTCGTTGTTTAACACTCTTACAAGCCGGACCTAGAGCAGAGGTTTCTATTTCCCATTCTGGCATAATGCCGACTAACTTTTCCCCTTCTAGCCAATCTGCGGTACTTTTATTACGAATCTTAACATCGCAAGCATACTGAATCTTTTGGCCACCATCTTCGTTCCATTTTGCACCATAACCCGAAGTATTAGCAATTAAGTGAATAATCATAATAACTATAGAATTTTGAACTGGTACAATATCTTTGTTTTTTCGCCAGAAGTTTGCCATTAATTTTGCACCGGCATTTCTAGCTTGTGATGTAATTTCGCCAATAGTTTCGGCAGATGAACATAGAGCAGATACCGAGTCGATAACTAAAACTATATCTTCTTCGGCATGTAACATATCTGTTCCGGCATTTAGAAATTGTTCTGCATTAAGAATGTTTCCTTTTTCAGAACGCACAATTCTAAAATTATCTTCGTCAGTTTTTAGACCGGCTATACCGCCTAAGTTCATAGGTTTTAATCTATGTTCTACGTCTAAATATCTAATCTTTTTACCCTGTTTTTGTGCATTAGCGCATAATTGCAATATACAGGTAGTTTTACCACGTTTTGGTTGACCAGAACATAAAACCCAACAACCCTCTGGAATACCGCCGGATAAACCAATATCCATTCGCGGAGACATCGAGATAATCTTCTTTTCTTGCTCTAGAATAAAATCACCAGAAATACATACTTTACCATACTTCTTTTCAAAATCTGAAACTGTTTCTTTTTCCTTAGCCATCTAATTTGTTAGCCTTTTTCTTAGAGAACGGTTTTGCTATATTAAGTGGCTGTTCTACCTCTATTTCTGGTAGTGTAGCCTTATTAATATTTTCTGTTATTTTCTTTTCTTTTTCGTCTAATTTAATCTGTTCTTCTCTGCAAATCTGGTTAAATTTTTTCAATCTAAAAGATGTTATCCATAAGGAGTCTTTTCGTTTTAATGCAAGTTCTATAACATTTGGCGGATAGATTTTAAGTAACGCATTTACCGCCACGATATGCTGACCATACTTAATTTTCCAGAATGGGTCTTGCCAATACTTAGAAAAAAGATGGCGACCTAATTTAGTCGCCTCTCTTTCACACATTATATCTGTTAAGTATTGTGCTGGTCCTGTTGGGACATTATTGTTATATTTGGATTTATAATCAGACATTCTGAATCAGTATTTACCTCTCTATATTCGATTTCTTCCAATTGTAATGATGGATTTGAATACCTACTTACTAATAGTTTGTTGTTTTTAAGAGTACCGGCTACTATAAAATTATAGCTCTGTTCAGAACCAAAAGAATATAATAATGCTTTACTAAAGTAGTAACCTTCGGCATTATAACCAATATGAATGACGTTACTTCTAAATCTTAGACGATAGCCAATGATACTTAATTGTGTATGATATAAATATCTTCTAAGTCTAAGCCAAGTAGACGGAATTTCCAAACCCGGTCTATCATCGTCACTATAAACAGTTCGACCATCAGACAGGTCTACTTCAAATGTAGCACTTCTATCTCTCTGGTCGAACATATATTCATCTATCTCGTATTGTAACATATTATCGTATTCTATGGATAGTGTTTGTTTCTTTATTCTTAGGAATGGCCGGTAAAGTTACTTCTGCCGCTAATGGCGTAGCTACTGTTGCGCCCTTTCTAGAATGAAAGAGTGGTGGTTTAGCCTGTTCTTTAGCCTTTTGTTCTAATTCGCGTTTTTCTTCAATTTCTTTAAGACCTTCGTAAATTTGAACTAATTCTTCTTCTGTGAATGTACGTTGTGCTTTCTTAACCATTCTTAATTCCTTTTAGATAAAACAATTTTTGTATCCATAGATACTACTTCATTACCATCATAAACTGGATTTGCAGATACATCTATCATAATAAGACCATTAGCGGGACTTAAGAAGATTTTGTTTTCAAATTTATGTACAAAAGTAGTTTGACTACAATGTGGACATAGAACTTTGATTTTTGAGATATAACTCTTAATTTGACTAACTTGAATTTTTACTAACTTATTATAACAAGTATCGCACTCAATTTCATACACTGCGAAGTTGTTCATTGACTTTTCTGACGCATTCATCAACTGTCTCCGCTCTAATTGAAATAAGTCGTCGTGGCGATAAATTTTCGTCACTAACTAGTTTAATCGCCTCACCCTTATCATTTAATTCGTGTAACTCTATTTGAATATTACATATTGCCGCGTACATTTAGTCTCCATTTAAAATATATCTTTTTTTCTGTTCCGGCGTCATATTGGATAAACGTCGCATTTTATCAGCCGCCTCTTTCTTTTGCTTAGCGGGCTTTTGTTGTTCTTCAAGTTCCGAGCGTTTATAGCTACCCATCTTCTTAGAGTTAATTTCCGCCTGTTTACCAAGTGTAGTAACGTTATTCATCATAAATGATACATCACCAACTAATGGTATAAGAGTTTCTTTTTGGCAAGAAGGACAAATAGTATGCCGGAAATCGCTACTACGTTTCCTTACCTCGGAAAATACATCGCCACAAGACTCGCACTCATAACCTTGGACTACTTCAAAATAACGTAAATCGTCACCTAGGTTATCCTCTAGTTTTTGCGGCAGTATCTTGACCAAAGACATATAAATATTCTCCTTCAGGTTTGGCTATATCTAAATACGGGACATATTCAAAAACCGGTATATTATACTCTTTAGCTTTTGATATCATATGTTCAGTACCGGCAGTTTTCATTTTAATAGCAATACATCCTACACCAACTTTATGTGTTTGAGATTTTTCTACGGCGTAGATTGCCATCTTAATGTTTCTTGCAAAACCGGCATTCTTATTATACTTTTTACCCCAAGCATTTTCGGCTATTTGAGCGTCGGGTACTTTGATATTATTCCAGTCTGCCGGAAACTCTACACATTTGATACCGAATTCATTAGCATAATCGCCAGCTAAACTATCGGCTCCAGTAGCCGCACCATGTACTATTTCAGTAATATTAAAACCTGAAGCCTTAATAGCTTTTTTTAATTCTCCATAGTCCTTAAAATCACGCGGACCACATATAATAACAATCATATTTTTCCTAACTAATCTCCTAGAGCATTTAAAATAGCACCAATAATAGGATTACGTTGAATATCAGTTTCGTCAAGATATGATACTCCAACACCATGAACTGGTTTTAATTTTTCAATAAATAAAGAAAGGGCACCGGCGTCATGTTTTGGTAGGTCACATTGATGAGCATCGCCATTAATAACCATCTTAGAATCTTTACCGATTCTTGTAACGAACATTTTGAGTTGGTTATAGGTGCAGTTTTGAGCTTCATCGAGAATGATGAAAGAATTATGAAAGTTAGAACCTCTCATAAGTTCAAGAGGGGCAATAATAATACGTTTTTCACTAATCAATGTTTTAACAATACGAGGATATAGATATGATTCTAATTCGTCATAGATTGGTAATAGATATGGGTCAATTTTTTCTTGAACACCGCCCGGCAATGCGCCGAGCGGTTTCGTAGCCGCAGCAACAATAGGTCTAGTAATAACAATTTTCTCAACTTTACCACTAATCAGATATTCTACGGCCAATCCAACGGCACAAGCTGTTTTACCTGTTCCGGGTATACCATGACAAAACGTAATTTCGTTTTCTATGATAGAACGGACGTAGTCAGACTGATTTCTAGTTTTGGGTCTAAATTGCTTTATTACCGGACTAGATGGTTGTTGTTTTGTGTTTTTTGTCTTTTGTCTCGTCATTTGAACCTACTACGAATGGTTCCCATTCTTTAGGAATAGGATATTGTTTAATTTTGTTTAAAAACGCTTCCTTTATAGTAATCTTCCCTGGTAGAGTTAATAATTTCATACCAGCTTCTTGAGGAGTTCTATCACCCTTTGTCTTGTTACATTTTTCACAAGCAGTAGTAACATTTGTCCAATTATTACAGCTACCACTAAATCCCATCTTAGACCAACGTGAACGTGGAATAATATGGTCTATAGTAAGAAACTTAGCTTCAAACTTAATATAACAATATTGGCATGTTAGATTATCTCTCAAGAATACATTCTGCTTACTAAACACATTTTTGGTGGTGTGTTTATTTACATACTTCTTAAGAGCGATAACGGCCGGTACAGAATGTGTTCTGCCCATAGAGTCATAAACATGAGTATCGTATGATTCAACTAAGAAAGCCGCACCTAATGTACCATCATTATTAATTCTATTATCTTTTAACAACATAACAAAGGCATTCTTCCAATCAACAATTTCGATTGGTGTGAAGTCACTATTTAATACTAATGTTCTTTTAGACATCTATTTTAATCCGGTACTACCGAATCCCCTTTCCCCTCTATCTGTCTCACCCAATTCCGAACTTTCCTCAAGGGAAAAGTAGGGAGTTTGAAGGAAACAGATTTGTGCCACTTTTTCGCCTTTTTTCACTTCATACATAGAAGGAAAACCGTACTCATTTCTAGTCACAACATTATTATCGTCGTCACGTTCTTCTACTAAATACCCGAGACAAACAATAATTTCGCCACGATATGATGAATCAATAACGCCGCCAAAAACCTTTACACCCTTAGAACCTACTCCACTCTTGTCAAAAATAAAACCGGCATAACCGGCGGGAATAGCCATCTTAATACTAGTCTTAACCTTAACAACTTGATGTGGGTAAATTAGTACATCTTCATCAGCATATAAGTCAAATCCAACATCCTCTACGCGAACTTTAGACGGGACTTTGGCTGATGGCGACATTTTAACACACGGAATAACCGGAAACATAATTTTCTCCTTTATGAGCATTTACTAAAACCGCAACTACATTTCATACAACCTTCTTGATAGATTAGCTGCCCGCCACATTCTGTACATTTTTCCTTTACTACTGTACCATCTTGAATATAGTGTTTTAGTGCTCTAGATATAGACTTTGCGAAAGAATTCATCTGTCCCTTTACTTTTGATAGTTGTTCTGAAATATATTGAATATCGGCACCGTGTCTAAGTCCACAACTAATTATACGAGTCAAGGCATCTTCATACTCATCACATCCGTAGTTAATTGGAGATAATTCGGTTTCGTCTTCAAAAACCGCTTTGTATATAGATTTCTTAACTTTTACAATTTTTCCTTTTTTAACCGACTTATCTACGAGTGTATTCTTAGTAGAAAATACTTCATATGGTTGCCCGTTTAATAAACCAACAATAACTAAGTATGGTTGAGAATTAACGGTAATATGATGTACGTCGGCTTCTAATTCTTTACTTCTTTTAGGAGCGGTTGTTTTAACTATCAAATCTTCTTGCTTTTTCTCTTTCTTAGAATTATCAATTAGCACACCCGTTCTACAATTAGCTCGATATACAGTAATACCTTTACAACCGGCTTCCCAAGCTGTTTCGTAGATTTTAGCAACTTCTTCCTCAGTTACATCTTCCGGTAAATTAATCGTTGAAGATATAGCATGGTCAATATGTTTTTGGGCTGCGGCTTGTAATTCAACACGTTTTACCCAATTAATTTGTTCTGCACAACACCCATAGTATGGAGATTTAGTAATATCAGTTTCTCCGGTAATATCCATCCATAGTTTTAAACCGTTGTGGTATACAGGAAATTCCATCCAGTGGTCGCCGCTTTTATCAACAAAGTCACTTCTAAAGTTTTTATCGCCCGGATTTCCCTTTTTACGTCTTGTGTATGACAACATAAATACAGGCTCAATACCAGATGATACATTGTGGTATGGACCAACAGCCGCCAGCATTGAAATCGTACCAGTCGGTGCTGTAGTGAGTATAGCTATATTGCGTCTACCTGTCAACTCCATTTTTTTCAATAGGTCTTTAGGAAATAACTTAAAGAACTTACAATCTTTTTCTAAATTATGGTCGAATATTGGGAATGGTCCTAATTCTTCAGCCATTTCAATAGATGATTTATAAGCATGAATTTTTAATGTTTCATAAATAGATTCTGTAGTTTTAATAGATTGGTCGCTACCATATTTAATATTAAGAGCAGCGAGAGTATCACCTAGGCCAGTAATACCCAATCCTGTTCTACGACCTAATAAACAATACTTTAAGATATTTTGCCATAATTCTAATTCTGTAGCTTTTGTACTAGCATCTTCGCCATCAGATTCGATTTTACTAATAATACTCTTGATTTTTTCGGCTTCTAAATCAATCATATCATCCATTAATCTTTGTGCAATTTCTGCGATATATCCAAATTTAACAAAATCAAAAGAAGCATGTTTAGTAAACGGATTTTTAACAAAATTGAATAAATTAATAGCCATTAAACGACAGCTATCAAACGCAGAAAGAGTAATCTCGCTATTACCACTAATAATACCATTAGCAGTAAACTTATGATATTGTTCAACTTCTATACATCCTACATCATCCTCACCATATTCTTCAATATTAGAAATTTCCGTATATGCTAGATTTTTAGTTTGATGATGTTGATTTACATTACATATTTTTTGTAATTGTAATTGCTTATTATGATTTAAAATACCAATTTCATTAGCAAATTTCTTTAGATTATCTATACCCGTTAATACCAATCTCCAACAATCTTTGGTATTATAAGATACGCCATTAATAATATTTTCACCGGCCTTTTTCATAATAGATATAGAAGATTTAATACCAAATAAACTTAATAAGTATTTAGCTTGTTTCAGTCTATTTTTGTTAATACTAGCAAGAGATACGCTATAATAACTAGTTTGAGGAACATACTGAACAGTACCATCAGCGGCAAAATATGTTTGTAGATAACCAATAATAAATTTCTTAGATGCTTTAAATAGAAACGGATTAATTTCAGTATCAGATTTAAATAACCAAATATTATTTTTATACTTTTGTACAAAATCCTTAGTAAATGTTTCTGAACAAAGTCTATTTTTCCCTTCTACACAAGAAGATTTTTGTAATGAAATTTTATAACCAAGACTATTAAATGCTTTTTCACATTCTTTAGCCGTTTCATAATCTTGTGACCAAAAATCTAAAATAGTAGCTGGAAATTTATCATCTTTACTTCTATAAGAAAGACAACCATCACCAGTCATAGAACCAATAATTAAACCTTCTTCGTAATTACCATACTGACCAAAAACAATTTCATCAACTTTGGTAGTATGAGTGTAAATCTTACTTCCAACAGAAAGTTCGGATAGAGGTACTAATTCACCTTCGTGATGTATAACTTTTGTGCCAATTCTTTCATTTTTTACAACACATAGCTTGTGATTATTAGTAATAAATAAATCTTCGCCGTTTTTAAATGATACTTTATAAATTTTAGCTTTACCAGCATTAAAATATCCACTAGTTTTAGCCCATGACTTAGATTCATTAATCCAAATCTTGTCATTACTAGTAACTTCTTTAATTTCTTTAATACCATTATTTGTGATAACATATATATTTTCTTTAGAGGAAAAACAACAAGGATTTGTGGCGACTGTATTAAAATTAAATTTGCCATAACAATCTGCCGGACTATTTTCTAAAATATTGTCCCAAAATAATAATCCCGGTTCTGCTCTTAACCAAGCATGATGGATAATTTCCTTCCAAACTTTTCTAGCATTAACTTGTTTGCTAACTAATGGTGTATCGCTATCAACCGGCCATCTTAATTCATAATCTTTATCTTGTTTTACGGCTTTTAAAAATTCGTTAGTTAATCTAACAGAAATATTAGCGCCAGTAACAGATACACCATCAGATTTAATTTTAACGAAGTCAAGAATATCTGGGTAATGAACTGACAATGTCATCATTTCAGCCCCACGACGGCCAGAATTATGAACATAATATCCATTACAGTTGAATAGATGCTCTGATTCTAACATTAGGTCATACGTATTAGCTTTACCAACATATTCAATACTCTGAATTTGGTCTTGATATAAATAGTCGGAATCTGTAAATTTATTTGTTACCATAGATTCTGATATACCTACTATACCATCACCTACTTTTAGTGATTCTAGTCTACTTTCTGTTAGTCCGTCATCATTAAATGTTTGGAAAATATGGTCTTTTGATGTAATAATAACATTACCAAATTTACTAGTAACTTTATATACATCTTTGTTACCAGTAAATACAGTACGTAATACTTTTACCCAACCGTTTTTAGTCCATACTTTATCTATATGGTTGATATTTTTAATCTTCTTCCAACCACTATCAGATAGGACTAATTGATTTTCTTCAATACATTGACAAACTTCTCTACAAGTATTAGAAAAACGATGCATAAATGATACACCGCCAGTAGTAGTGCTCGCGGCGTTTTTTACATAACTACCACTTGGTCTTAAAGTGGAAATATCAAAACCTATTCCGCCTCTACGCTTAGAGATTTGGGCAATATGTTGGTCAGTTTTTAAAATTCCGCCGTAAGAATC